TGTACCTTTGTATCCAACGTTACAGTAATCAGTAGCTGAATACGGATCGATGTATACTTTTGTACGTCCATTAAGAACACCAGCGAATGTGTTTCCTGTGTCATCAACATTCAAGTTTGTGCTAAGAGCTGGAGAATAATCCAACATTCCAGAAGCAGCAAGAGCAGAAGCAACATCTGATGAACAGATGATGAAGTTACCTTTACCACGTCTAGTTTCTTTTGCAATTACGTTAGACTCACGTTCGATTTGAACGATAAGACCCTTGAACTTCTCAACAGACCAACGACCATCAGCATCTGATGACATGTTGAAGATACCATTGATAGCAGTAGAAGATTGCAACGCACCAGTTTTAGCTTGGCTGTTGATTGTTCTAATTACTTCTCTGTTAACTTCAGCAAGAATCTCAGTTGATAAGATGTTTGCTAGTTCTGTTTCAGCGTCCAAGCCGTGAATTGCTTTAAGATCTTGAGCAAGTTCTAAGCTGTATTCTGCTTTCAAAGCACGTGATTTTGCAGTCACGGTTGCTTTTTCAATGGTGAAACCCATTTCAGTGAAAGAAGAAGACGGTCCTTGTCCTGAAGATCCAAGACCCTCAGCATTTGCTGTTGACATACCGCCAGCAGTTCCGCCTGTAACTCTTTCAGAGTCAAGTGAAGAGTCACCAGCAACGTTACCATCAGTAGCGTCAATTCCACTAAGACCTGAAGGATTGCTGTTTTCGGTTACAGATGAGTCACCAGAACGAGCTGTTTCAGCTTCGTTGAATAGTGCTTCTGTTGATGATGTTGCACCAGCACCGTAGCGAGCTTTCATTGCGAAGATAAGTCCTGTTGGACCAGTCATCGGCTGAACGCCACAAACGTCATATGCCATCATGTTAGGCATAGCACGTCGTACTAGAGAGATTAATACTGGGTCCCAGTTAGATGCACTTGATGTAGCATTTCCTGGAGCTGCCTCAGTAATAAATTGTGATTGCGCACGCTCTTCGCGTAAAGCTTTCTCTGTGTTTTCCAACACAACAGCTGTTACACTTTTTCTGTGCGAGTCTTTAATAGATCCAGCTGATTCTTCTGAAAGAACTGGGTTCCATTTTTCGACTAAGCGATCGTAAGTTTCCATCTTTAATTTCTCCTTTAAGATGTTTTTCTAAGGGCTTGAAGATATACATCCATTGATGAAGATACTTCAGCATCAGCTGTTGTTTCTTCTACAAGGTCTGCACCTACTTCTAATGTTTTAGCTTCTTTAGTGAAGTATGAATCTTTGATAGTTTTCACTTTCGCTGAGAAAGTTTCTTCATCAATGTAATCAAGGTCTTCTGCTAATTTAGCCAGTTTTTCAACTTCAGTTTCTGCTAAACCGTGAGCATGCTCGCGGATAACTTCATAACGTTGGAACAATTCAAGCTCTTCAGTCATTTCAATATTTTTAGCGGTCTGTGAGTTTAGAGCTGATTCAAGTTCTTCAACTTGCTCAGCTAGGTCGTCTACTAGGTCTTCTTTGGCTTCTGGCACATCCACATAAGACTCAACAAATAGATCTTTAAGACCATTCATAAAGTTTTCTGCAATTTCTGCTCTCAAACCAGACTGTATTGCAATCTGATTTTCTTTCATCCAATTTTCAACCACATAGTTGAGGTAGCTGTCGATTTTCTCGACAAGGTCTGATTTAGTACTAGCAATTTCTTCTGCGAGTTCTACTGAATAAGACTCTTCGATTCGGCTGATTTCTTCGCTAAGCTTGCTTTTAACAGCAGCTTCGAAAATAGTCGCAGCTTTATCTTTGAATCCATCAGAAAGAGTTGCTTCTGATTCGACTAATGCGTTTAGATCACCTGAGAAATCGTACTCTGCTGCATCTTCTGCAACAGCTTCTCCTTCAAAGGATTCTGCATTTACATCATCGCTCATATAACCACCATAACTAGCTTGCAGTTTAGCTTTTGACATATTCTGCATTTTAGCCATGACAGCATTGATCATGCCAGCCTTGGTTTTAGGCGGAGATTGCTTAGTAGTAACATTAGCTGCTTTAGCAACTCCAGTTACAGAAGCGGTTTCCGCATTCTTTGGATCATCTGACATTGATGCTTCAGAAACGATTTCGTTCTCGTCAACATTTGCCATTTCATCCTGATTTTGATCAGTCATGTTCTGACTCCTATATATTTATTTCATTAACGAGAGGAAATTTTTAAACTCACGAGTCTGTACCTCATAAAGATCAGATCGTGGAGCCTTTCGAATTTCGGTCTCCATTTTTTCAATTACTTGAGCTTCAATAATGCCGTTATTCCAGACCCAGTCCACACCTTCCATTATACCATTAACAAAAGCTGCAGGTGCTGATGGATCTTGTACGATATCTACCGTATTAAGAATAAAGTCGTCTTTTACATACATTGCGCCATTACGTTGCTCTAAGCTACCCATACCACGTGTTGAAACACCTAGTTTGACACCACCTTCAAGTAGACCTTTAACAATCTGCCCATTCGGAGTATCTAAGATAAGTGCTTTACCCATAACATTTCTTCCCTCAATGTTGAGTTCGGTAATCCTATGAGATACTTTATCCAAGTTAACAGTTGGTCCTTCTGGGTGATTTAACTCACCGACCGCTCTGTCCTTGGAAACTTGTTCCGTAACGTATTTACCCACAGCTTTTTCCATTACCATCTGTGGATATATACGTCCGTTTCTATTTTTTGATTCAGCCTGTGCGAACACACCCTCAATCATATGTTTCTTACCACCGTCGCCTATGGCTTCGGTGATAAATTCTACGTCTGATTCCGTGTATTCTGTTATAAGCTTCATTCTATTTCCTATTAGTCAATAGTAGCAATTGGAGATGCGACAGATTCTACTTGCCATACACCATCTGTACCATCGTCTGTTAAACATGTAATTCTTGCTCTTGATCCAACGACTGTAGAAGCAATGAATGTAAATGCATCGCCTGCATTATCGAATACTGCGTTTGCAGCAGTACCACCAGCAAGACTTAATGAACCAACAAACTGACCACCTGATCCAGCAATATTAACGATTGTACTTGTACTACCGCCAACAGCTGTTAGAACTATAAAATCGTAATACAATCCAGGGTTAGTAGTTGCAGCTGCAGGTAAGTTAATTACATTATTTTCTGTACCGTGAATTAATACTGTGGCACCAGATTCTGCTGCTGTTAGAGAAGCAGTAACCGCACCTGAAGCATTGAATTCAGTTTTAATTGGTTTTCTTGCACGTATCACTGTTGAAGTTAATTCACCATTTGTTGTTATACCGGTATCGTGTACGTGTGTAAGATTAATCTCTGAGTTTGCACCCATTGTAATAATCGCACCGTCTGATAATAGTTTAACATCGTTACCAGCAATAACATCTTTTGCAACAGATAGACCACCATCAGTTTGAAGTGAACCGTCAGTTGTTGATGTTGCATCTGTCGCATCATCGGTTTTTAAGATACCGCCAGCAGTTAATGCTCCAGTCGCAACGGCGCCTGTTGTAGTAATTGTTGAAGAACCAGTATCAATGTTGCCAAAGCCTGATGTAATAGTACCAGAGTTAAGAGCCCCAGTAGTAACAATATTACCACCACCAACGTTATGAGATGAAAAGTATGTTGAAACAGTGTCAACGTTAGTCATACGCATTGTACCACCGTCGTTGATTAATATACCGTCGCCAGTTGCAACAGCAGTTGTACCTCTTGCAGTACCACCATCTATTAAGTTAATTTCTGCAGCAGTTGTTGTAACGTTTGTACCGCCAATATCTAGTGTAGTCAAAGATACTTCGCCTGCAACTGTTACAATACCTGAAGCAACTGTTATAAGGTCTGTATCACCGGTATGACCGATAGTAGAACCATTAATGATTACGTTGTCAACTGTAAGAGTTGTAAGTGTACCAAGACTTGTGATTGCTGATTGAGCTGCTTGTGTAACTGTCAATGCTGTACCTGATGCGTTACCTGTAACGTTACCAGTTAATCCACCAACAAATGCTGTTGATGTAATTGAAGTTGCACCAGTAACTACTCCGGCGTCTATACTAATTGTACCATCTAATAAAATTGCTGAACCAGCTGCCGGTTCAATATTGATTGCTGCGCCACCATCTAAAGTTAATACGCCGGCTGAATTGATATCTACAGTACCGTCAGCAGTAATTGTTAAGTGTGCGGCAGCACCTGCGGTGTCTGTTGTTACTAGACTTGTTGCACCATTAGCAGCAACCGTTGTAACGAAAGTATCACCAGAAGAACCTGTCATAGTAATGACTTTACCATCTACAGCAACATCATCTACAGTTAATGCAGTCAAAGTTCCTAATGAAGTAATTGCGCTTTGAGCTGCTTGTGTAACTGTTAATGCTGTACCTGATGCATTACCTGTAACGTTACCAGTCAAAGGACCAGCAAATGCGTCAGCAGTAACTGTACCATCAAAGAATGCATCTTTAAATTCTAAAGATGATGTTCCTAAGTCAATATCGTTATCTGTTACAGGAACTAAAGCTCCATCAACTAATTTAATTTGATGAGCGTTAGCAGCATAGAAATGTATTTCATCTGCTGTCTCAAAGTCGATTTTTGTTTGATCATCTTCACCGATTTTTAGATCAGTTGCAAGAATAGATGTAATAGTAGTTTGTGCAGCACCTAAAGCAAAATCAAGAGTGTTATCACCATCTTCGTAAGTAACAGCAATACCTGTTTCGGTATTGGAACCGACCATTGCTCCAACTGTATCAGAGATTGTTTCTGCTAAAGTAACACCACCGATTGTTAATGCATCAGTTTCTAGTGTACCATCAACATCCACGTCACCAGATATGTCAAGCGTTGCCATGACAGCTGTTCCAGTAATAGTAGGAGCAGTAAGCGATTTGTTTGTAAGAGTCTGTGTAGCAGCATTAGAAGTGATTTCAAAACCACCCGCTGTACTTCCGTCATGTACTCTTATTGTGTCTAAAGTTGTGTCGACGCTTACTTCACCCAGGGCACCTGTGAAAGCGTTGTTCTGGGTAGTTGTGCCCCGTCTTAGTTGAACAGCTGTTGCCATCTATTATATTCCTTCTATTTATGCTACGGAGCCGTGATCGACTGTGATTGATTGACCAGTAGGTGACATACAATCGTAGGCAGAATCAGTAGCAATTCCAAATGCATCAATAGCAGATGTTAAATCACCATAATCACCGGTTGGGTAATTACCTTGTCTTTCTACGACACCAAGGTCGAGAATTGTTTGTGCTGTAACTTCAGCGCCGCCTGATATATCAAGCTTACCAGTGAAAACGTTAAACTTATAAGTTCCCATTAGCTACTCCGTGTTACAGTTAATAAATTGTCACTGCCGTCATATGTATATGAAACAACCGCGACTGATGTTCCGCTGCTTCCACCTCTTTTATAAGTAGTTGTAGCGATGTTAGTTCCTGAATATGTATTAACGATAAAGTCGTATGCAGGAATTCCCATAGGATTAGAGATGTCTAATTCTCTTGCATATTTATTTGTTATATCAACCATCTATTTTCCCTTTGCTGCCTTTACAAATTCCTCAGCAGATCGTTTAGCTCTAGCTATTGTAGGATATTCGTCCAGTTTTTCATTATCAATATAAAGAGCGTATTTGCCTTTTTCTTTGTGTATCATAGTTAATACACCTTTGATTTTTTTATCCCAAACGTGTTCACCTGGTGGCATACCTTTCAGTTTTTTTTCTCTTAATTGTCGAAAGGATAACATTTATTTACCGTTTGATTTTGTTTGTAGTATTTATAATAACGATTTTTTAGGCCGTTGCGGCTTCTTCTTCATCATCTAATTCAATATCTGATGCTATCCAGGATGGCATCAGCATCATCTTCGGCGTCATCTGCTCTGAGCTCTTCTTGATCGTCGGCTTCTTCGGCATCTAATTCTTCCGCATCTACATCGTTAAATATTTGATTTGCAACATTGACCTTTTCTTGATCTAATGCAGCTGTCATCTTTTGTCCAATTAAATCATTGAACACGTCAGTTGCTTTATTATATTCTTGTGCGTATGCAAAATCAATCATATCAGCTACGCCAGGAGCGGGGTGTGGTTCTCCGCTGGATGTTCTCATTTCAGTTTCTTCAACCATTATCTTCCTCATCATCTTTCACTATTTTAACAGGGGTTGGTGCAGCCGGAGCAGGCTCTGCTTCAGCTGCTTTTGCTTCATCATCTGGAATTTCTCCAGAAGCTTCTTCGTCAGCTATTTGTTTCTTCATTTCTTTTATTTCTTCATCACCCATCATCAGAATATTACGGAATACATATTCCTTAGAAAAGTACTCACCAATATATTGCTGTGTTACGTCAAGTGTCTGAAGTCTTTCACGAAGTATTTCTGCGTCTTTCAACTCAGTAAAATGATTATCTCTTATATAATCAAAATGTATATCTGCTCCCCACTCATCCCAATCTTCTTCGGTAATGATGTTTTTAAGGATCAATTGTCTTTTGAGTATTTCTGCAAACAGTATAGAGAATCTTTTTCTAAGTCTGTCAATAAACTTCTGGAACTTGAGCTCATCCCGTGAAATCTCAGTAGATCTACCAAGACTAAATTGTGATTCTGACTCAAGTCGGCCAATCGGTACATTTAGTGACTTATATAGTCGTTTCTGGAAATAGATGATATCGTCTATTTGTCCAAGATTATCACCACCTGGCAATGTAGAAATCTCTGTTCCTCGGCCGCCTTCGCGTCGTGGTAACCAAAAATCTTCGAGCATTGACATGTGCTTGCGGTCATCTTTAATTGCACCAGTAGAAGCATCGTAAACAAGCTTGTTTCGATACTTGGCCATTATGCCTTTCATATATTCTTCGGATTTACCTTTTGGTAAGTTACCGACATCTATATAGAATATTCTGCGCTCAGGTGCACGCGCAAGACGATAGATCACTAATGAATCTTCCATCATACGTAGCTGATTGAGCGGTTTTAATGCTTTATGAAGATAAGATATTATCTTCCTTTGTGTTTCATCAAGCAAACCAGATGTACAATAAAGAACTGAATCTTTAGTTAACTTAACGCCAGACTGTTGCTGACCTGGTTTCTCTTGATAGATGTAGTATTCGTCTTGGTTTTCAATAATCTTAGCACCAGTTACAGGATCTTTAGAAGTTTTTACTTCTTTTACTTTACGTATCTTTGCAGCATCGATAGGTCTTATATCCTCAATACCTTTTTGTGGATTATCTACATTAGCAACTAAGTGAAAAGTTAATCTACCATCAATATACCATCGTCTAAATATATCATGACCCAAGTCTGCGAAATGTAACATCTTTAAAATGTCATTAAACTCTGCTTCGATCTTCTTTTGAATTCCGTTGGAGACTTTTAAGTCTTCCATTTCTAATTTTACAGCAAAGCCTTCTTCTGCTCCACTAATAGACTCGTTCATAATATCTTCTATTGCAGCATCAACTTCTGGATGCAACGCTATGCCACGATACTTCATTATCAGTTGGGCATTATCTTTTGATTTATCTCCATCAATATCTACGTATTGACCATAATGTGCACCAGCCGCAGTGACGTAACCAGCACCATCCTCATCAACCGGAGGTACAATAGACTTCAGTTTTGTTTGAGCAACTTCTGCCTTTTTGGCTCTTCGAAGCTCAAAACCGAATAAT